GACGATGGAGATTTCGTAATCTCTACAGGTGGATTTGCGTACAGCAACTTCCAAATCCCACACCACAAGGATGACCTTGAGTGGGCGATGGATGCTGACGATTGGGATAGCGTGTTCGCTATGATTAACGAAGGCACTGTTAAGGTGCATAAGATACAATACCGATGAATGTGTTAGAACTATTTGCGGGCTCACGCTCAGTGGGTAAAGCCGCAGAGGAACTTGGGATGCGTGTATTCTCAAGTGACATCACTCAGTTCGGTGGTATTGATTACGTGGTTGACATCCTTGACCTCGATGTGAATGAGGTAATGATGATACCCGACGTGATCTGGGCGTCGCCTCCATGTACATCGTACAGCGTAGCCGCTATCAGCCACCACCGAAACGGACAAGAACCCAAGACAGAGTTTGCTAAGAAGTCTGACTTGATGATTGCTAAGGTGCATGAGATTATAGATTACTTTACCGAAAAGAATCCCGACCTTGTGTACTACATTGAGAACCCACGTGGTATGCTACGCAAGATGGACTTCATGCGTCGCCACCCGATACGACATACGGTTACGTACTGCCAGTACGGAGAAACCCGTATGAAGCCGACGGACATATGGACGAATGACCTACGATGGAACCCTCGTCCAATGTGTAAGAACGGTGCTCCGTGCCACGAACCTGCACCACGTGGGTCAAGGACAGGTACGCAAGGCCTTGCCAACAACCACGAGAGGAGTAAGATTCCTCATGAATTATGTTTAGAAATTTTAAATGCAACTGCTTATGCCTAAGACACCAAAAGAATTTCAACCTCGCAAGAAACCCTCGCTGTTAGTAGAGGTACTTGCCTATGTGTTTTTGTACGGCCCTATCTTCACGTTCTTCTACGTGATAGTCAAGGGACTCCAAAGTCTTTTCTCATGACACGGAAGTACAAGCACATCAAACGAACCGAGGCGTACCTGGACATGCTCATGCTTGACCAGATAAACCTCACGATCCACGCAAGTAGGTTTGGGTGGACGGATGAACTGCAACATCAGTTGGTAAACTCAGCGATGTTGATACGTAAATACCAGAGAAGATTACGATTGATAAAGATGTAGTTATGATTAGTTTCCCAATACTGGTAGTGATACTAACGTGGACGCTTGCGCTCCTCATCATGTTGCTACCTAAAAAAAAAGATGATGGACATAATTGATTTGTGTAACAGAGACTTGGACGAGTATGGAATCGAGCGAGACTAAAACTATGGAACAGTTCATGCGCATCGCCATGGCGAGACTGCGTAGTATGTACAAGAACCCACGTCAACGAAAGGCGTGGGCTTCTAAAATGTATGCGAGATGGAGAAACAAGAAGAGAACCTAAACATTGAGTACAATTGGAAGATACTCGTGACCTATGCGTTACGTAAGTATCAGAGTGTAAAGATTGCATCCCAACACCTGGGTGTAACTGACCGCACGGTGTTCCGATACATCAACGAGTGGGATATCGTATGGAAAAAACCTAAAAACAATGGAAAGAAAAATTCAATTCCTGGAATGGATGAGGAAAATTAACAACGTCTACATGGCCGACGATCGCAGGCTGGCAGAGGCGTTGGAAAAAATACACGACAATCCTTGTGAATTAAATGAGGATTAGTTAGATTTGAAATACTTTAATTCAATAAATCAAATAGTATGAGCAATACTTATCAGTTCAAAACAACGAACATCAAAGGAAAGCAATACGTTGAGGTTAACCAACGTGTGATTGCATTCCGCACACTGTCCGAGTTCAAAGGCTACGGACTAACAACCGACGTGCTACACCTGGACGCAGACTCATGCGTGGTGCAGGCAACGATTACTAATGCGGACGGAGCCGTGGTCGCACAAGGCATGGCCCAGGAAGACAAGTCTTCTTCACGCATCAACCAGACATCATACGTAGAGAACTGCGAGACCTCAGCCGTAGGTCGTGCGCTTGGGTTCCTGGGTATTGGTATCGAAACATCTATCGCAACAGCAGATGAAGTTGACATGGCTATCAAGAAGCAAGACGCACCTGCTACACCAGCGAAGAGCAACAACGAAATCTATGCAAGCGCTGTTACCTATATCAAGGACGGGAAGAATAAGCCCGAGCGTGCAACTCGATTGACACAGATTAAAGACAAGTACGGAGACACTCTGACTAAGGCACAGCAAACTAAACTTGAGAAGTTAGTATGACTAATGGATGGTTTGAATCTTTAGTAGAGAGAACGGGTAAGCCATACCTATCGTACTCATCTATAAAGTACGCGCTACAAGACATAGCGCTGTTTGAATTATACATGCAAGGCAAGTTGCGTAAGGAATCGGAGGCACTCACATTTGGTAGTGCCTACGATTGCCTTCTCTTCACGCCTCATGAGTTTGACTCCACGTTCTTCGTCATGGATGACACGCAGATTATACAGGATCTGGGAGGGAAGAACCCACGTGTGACCAAGGCATACAAGGAGTGGAAGAAGGAACAAGAAGCATTGGCTGAAGGCAAGACCGTCTTGGCTATCGAAGATTATCAGCAATGCATTGACATGATTACTCGCTTGGACGACTCAAAAGTTCTGAGCATATACCTGGATGGGGATTACCAGGTTGAGTTTCACCAGAAACTTGACATAGGCGGAGAGGTAATCCCCTTCCGTGGTTTCTTAGACTGTCTTGGAGAAGGCTTCATAGCCGACAGTAAATCATCACGTAGTGTTAAGGGCTTTTCAAGAGACGTACGTTTCTTTGGGTATGACATCCAGGCCTTCTTATATACGCACGCGTTTGGTGTCCAAGATTTCTATTGGGTCGTACAAGAGAAAGCATACCCATACCTACCAGCGGTATACAAAGCATCGGAGGAAACCCTTGACTCCGGCAAGCGTAAGGTGGCTCGTGCCTTGAACATTATTCGAGAGCACTACCAACAGGACAAGCCATCCTCTACGTTCTTTATCCAAGGGGAAATTTAATTCGATTGCTATGGATCAGCAAAAGAAAGATGTCTACATCGGATATGTAGGCGAACGCAAAGAGTTTGACAGCGGTGTTGTCAAGTACTCTATCTCGTTTAAAGAGGCACAGTTGGATGAGATGAAGAAGTATCTCACGGGCGCAGGTAATGTGAACGTAGACTTCATCATCAAGACCGACGGCACAGCATTCACATCTGTGTTTAATCCACGTGCCAATGGAACGAAGTACTCTAACAGCCAAGCGAACCAGACGGTAGCGCAAGGCAACAGTGACTTGCCGTTCTAAAGTTTAATGTCGGGGAGGGTATGATTAATAACAGTTTGGCAAAACCCCCTCTGAAAAAGGTTGTTTATGCATATAAAGATGGGCAATTCCGTCATTTTGTATCTGAACACATATAACCAGAGAGCCCTCCCCACATTTAACACCAAAGATTATGGCACACAAAAGAGGCGAAGAACGCATACCATACGGAAGCAACAGACCTTGGGACGACAAGCCTCCCGTACAGGTCAAGACCAACTACTCAATTGAATTTAATAAACGCAAGAAACGATGGATACTAAAGAGAAAAGGGACGACAGTCTTCAGCAGTACGCAGAAGATAGACGTCGATTTTTGGTACGAAGAAATAATAGCGAAGAACTGCACGATATTTTAGTCGCTGTATATGGTACACTCAAGAGAGGGTACGGTAATCACATGCTCTTAGCGGACTCCGTGTTCGTAGGAGAGGGATACACAGAGGATGAGTACCCGCTCGTGGTACGTGGATCTGGACTACCCTTCCTCGTAGACATGAAGGGCACGGGTAAGCGTGTCAAGGTAGAGGTGTACCTCGTGGATGAACCTACACTCAACCGATTGGACATGCTCGAAGGACATCCCGAATGGTACAGACGTGAGAAGAAACCAGTCTTAGTCACTGGCTTAGACCGTGAAGGATTCTCATACCACAATGCAATACTTGAGCCATGGGTTTACATGGCGCCCGAGGATTACTACTCAGAATCAGAAACGCTGTATGAAGAATACTAAATACTTTGTTGAAATAGGTAGTTGTGATTTCGATTCACTCAATGACCTAGCGAAAGAAGGATGGAAAGGAGTTGTAGTTGAACCTATATCAGAGTACCTCAACAACCTAGAGAAACACAAAGGTGTACACTACATCAACGCAGCAGTGGATGTGCTCCCTGGTACACGTGAGATGAATGTGTTTAACGAGGACGTGGTGGAGAACGATAGAGACTTTGCAGGCATGAGTTCATTTGCAGAGTACACGCATCCGTCCAATCAATCCAATGTAACCTCACGCTCAGTAGAGACAATCACCTATCAGAATGTTATACAGTCAAGCGGAATACCAAAGGTAGACTTCCTCAAGATAGACACCGAAGGACATGACTTAGTGATACTTAACCAGGTTATATACGACGGAAAGCATAGGCCTGGAATCATCAAGGCGGAACACAAGCACATTCAGAATGGCGCATACGTAATCAAAGAACTACTTGAAAGCCGAGGCTACTTGGTGTTCGTTGAAAGGTATGACGTCTACGCAATAGATGTCTTGACCAAACCAGATCCGCTACGGAATCATTTCGATTATAATTTTAACGCACTTACATAATGGATAAGGTATGCAAAGGCGCATCACGTGCCAAGATGTGCGCTTCTGTACGCGCGCACGTAGACAAACAACTCGAGGCACTTGCCTCATTACACACATCATTCGGAACGGGAGGATACGGAGACACGAAAACAAAATCTGGATTACGGGAAGCAGAGAATGAGATATACAGAGAAATCAAAAGGGTAGCACCAGAGTACTACAAAAGAATTATCATCGACAAATGAGTAACGAATATCATTTCATTCGCACGATTGACCAGCACGCAATCGACGAAGCAACTGAAACCTTTAGCATGTTGAACAGGGTAATACCCTCAGACCTATCGAGCACACGTAGAGATAGACCGCTGGTTGAAACGCGCTGTATGGTTTGGGCATACTTAAGAGAGAACTCTACACTAACCATGCACAACCTCGGTAAGTTATTTAATAGACACCACACTACAGTCATCGCATGCTTGAAGACACACAAGAGACAAGTAGATGTTTTTAGCAACGGACGAAGAGTTAATGAACTATACACCAAGAAGTTCTTAGAAGGGTCTGAGATTCTCGACCAGGTTATGGGAAAGAAAAGAACATCTGCACGCCACTTGAAGTACAGGGTAGTATTGTACACAGACAATCCAGATACCTTGGATTACTATGAGATAATGACCGTGAAAAACTTGATGTAATGGTAGTCAGTGATAAGTATAAGTGTATATTCATACGCATACCCAAGAACGCAAGCACATCCGTAGAGGATTTGTTTAACGTAGCAGACCCAGGATCAGTACCAAGCAACCACCGACCACCATACGGACACGAACTTGCATCAGAGATACGAGAGAAGGTCGGCGAAGAAAAGTGGAATGAGTACTTTAAGTTTGCATTCTTTCGCAATCCATACGATAGGTTCATCTCTCACTACAGGTACAACGTAGACTTTTATTGGCCAGACACTGAGAGATTGTGGTGGCTACTCACTCCAGAGAAAAACCTTTACCGAAGAGAAGACAAGGTAATTGATAAGCGATGCTTTGCTGACTTCCATGTGTACGACAAGTCTTGGTCAAGGCCACACGGAGCGTATCAACAAATAGATTGGCTGAACGAGAAGGATATTTACATAGCCAACATGGACAACATTGAAAAAGAGTGGGACTTTATATGCTACAACATTGGTCTCAAGGCAAAACTACCTGTGTCCAACACCACTCCTAAAGATGGATACAAACTTGATGATGATGCCAAGAAACTTGTAGAGATGTATTACGCTGAGGACTTTGAATACTACGAGAGATTATGCAAGACAACAACCTAAAAGAAATAAGACGGTCTGGTCAACCAATACATTGGTATGTGGTAGACATCATGTGGCAAACACGTAGAGGAAAGAAGATGTCTATACACAAGTGGCACGACATGGAGTGTATAAGCAGAGCAAAGACTTTGATGCACCTCAACAAAGACAGTAAGGCCCTTAACTTTTTAGAGGACCAAACTAAACTGACAGCCAAGAAAGAAAATTTCAGAGTGTTCAACATCAAGTCTCAAAAGATTGTCGGATATTCGGAACTCCATAAAGAAGAAGACTATGCCAACGAATGGGGCTAACTCAATCACAATGTTCCCGTCAATCACAGCGATTGACAATCCATACTACATCACGTTAGACTCTGCGCTTAACCGAATCATTGAAGGCAAGAGCAAAGATAAGGTCGAGCAAGTAAGATCTGGAGACAAGCAGGTTAAGAAGACACTGCCGGTATCGCTGTTCTCTGGAGTCTTCATGGGCAGAAGGGATGAGCAGATACAAGGTCATAGCGGTATCATCGTGCTGGACTTCGACCACATCGACACCAATGATTATAAGGCATTACTCGGTACTGATGAATACATACGAGCATGCTGGGTGTCTCCAAGTGGAGACGGTCTCAAGGCGCTTGTCCGTATCAGTAACCCCGAGCGACATCGTGACCACTTCCGTGCATTACAATCTTACTTTGAAAGAAACTATGGGTTAGAGGTAGACCCTTCTGGTATTAATGTATCACGTGCATGCTTTGAGAGTTATGACCCAGACCTCATCAAGAACGATGAGTGTAAGGTGTTCGGTGCTATGCTATCGGAGAGTAGCCAACACCAGGAAGTAGTACAGCAAGACTCCTACACCGACTACGATAAGATAGACATCGTTGCACGCATGATACGCAAGGCACCCGATGGGCAGAAGCACAACACATTATTACGTGCGGCTATCCTATGTGGTGGATACATCAGCGCAGGGCGGATGGAGGAGCAAGAGGCCATTCGCGTAATAGAGCGTGAACTCATGCGCAGGGATGTAGATGACATGGACCTGGCACGCAAGACCATTATGGATGGCATTACGCAGGGGCGCTCAATGCCTATACGTGAAGTCATTGATGATGAGAACAAGATTCGTAGAGAGATGCGTATCAACGATGGCGATATGTCTTTCATCTCCTCGGACCACCATGATTTGGAATGGATTAACAAGTTTGCAAACGGAGAAATAGAGAAGGGACTAAGCACAGGCTTTCCCAAACTCGACAAACACTTCCTGTTTAAGAAAGAGTTTACGATTATCAATGGCCACAGCAACGTAGGTAAGACAACGACAGCGCTGTATCTAATGGTGTCTGCTTCAGTGCTACATGGTTGGCGTTGGATTATATACTCCTCGGAGAACAAGACTGCCTCTATTAAGATGAGGTTGATGGAGTTCTTGGTTGACCTACGTATCACTGACATGCACTACGAGGAACGTATCGCTGCATACAAGTGGGTCAATGAGCACTTCACAGTTATCAGTAACCAGCAAGTATATAGTTACACAGACCTGCTTGTGTTTGCTGAGAAACTCATACGCCAGGAGAAGTACGATGGGTTCTTGATTGATCCATACAACTCACTCAAGACTACGATATCTAAGGGGGCGCAACTGTCCTCACACGAATACCACTATGAAGCGGCATCTGAAATGCTGACGTTTAGCGTTACTAATAACATGGCGATATGGCTGAACACTCACAGCATTACGGAGGCACAGCGTATAACAGGGCCCGATGGTCTACCCGTTGCACCTGGTGCGGCCATGACTGAAGGCGGTGGTAAGTTCGTGAACCGCTGCGATTCCTTCTTGACATTCCATAGAAAAGTGCAGTCAGATGAGCACGCTATACGTATACGCACGGAGATACACGTACGTAAACAACGCAACCAAGAGACGGGCGGTATGCCGACACCATATCTAGATCCTATCCTTATAGAAATCAATTCCTCTTACACAGGTTTCACTGAACTTGGAACAGGTGTTAAAAACTTTAAGCCATTAGCATACAAGAACAGCACATTGGACTTATATTAGAGTGTGAATGAATACGAAGAAATCATTGTAACTCTACCGAAGCCACCGTCGCTCAACCAGTTCTACTCTGGTAGACACTATGCGGTGCGCAAGAAGTATAAGGACAAGTACTGGGATGAAATTGCAAAGGCCATGGACAAGTTGGATAAGTTCAGTATGGACAAAATGTCTATACATGTTCGCTACAACTGTCGCTTCGATGTTGATAACGCTATATGTTGTTGTAAGTTTTTGGCGGATTATTTGCGAAATCATGGGTATATTCAAGATGACAACCCAAAGTTCTTTACGTCACAGTCAACAGCATATGACCCGACGTTAGAGAAGGATGAGTTTGTTGCCAAAATAAAATGCCATGGATATCAAATCGTTGAGTGAGGTTTACTTTCTTGCGACCAGCCGCATGCACGAGGCAGCGACTGAGTTGTACGAGAGCCTGCATACAAACGCAGGGTCTCCAAGAACGGACGCCGAGAGACTACACAACACCATCCGTAAGTACAAGAGAAACATTGATTCAGAATTTGACCTAATACGTTCTGCGCTGCTGGAGTATTATGATGACGCTGATTTATCTTGACGGACTAAACGGTATTAACTACCACAGATTGATGACGCCCTTCATCCGATTAAAGGAAGAGGAGGGAGTCAACGTGCACTTTATTGACAGCCTTAATGAACTCAAAGAGTTTGACTTATCTAGTGTGTCGCACTTGGTGGGATCAAGAAGGTTCGGGGTGTCGGATGCTAAAGCCTTTAAACAATTCTTAGTAGACAACGATGTCAAACTTATACTTGACAACGATGACTATTGGGAACTACCAAAGGACAATCCAGCGTACGACCATTACAAGAACAACGAACAATACTTTATTAAAGACAGCATACAGATAGCGGATGAAATCTGGACACCATCAGCGTACCTCGCTGAGAGGATGAAGAAGATTAATTCCGACGCTGTATATAGAATCATACCAAACACTATATATCAAAAGGAGAAACAGTGGAGAGACTCCGATAAAGATGTGAGTGTGGATTATAAAGTTAGGTTTGGTTACCTCGGAGCCAATGGACACCAGGAAGACCTGGATGTAATGGGCATGACATTCGAGGACCATGAGTTGTACTGTATGAACCTTATGGATTATCCAGAGCGACTCAAAGCAAAGTACAGAATGAACCCCGTGGACATTACTCAGTACGCACAGTTGTATAAGTTCTTCGACGTCTCCCTCAGCCCCTTGAAGAACTCAAGATTCAACAAGTGCAAATCAGAACTGAAGGTAGTAGAAGCGGGGTTCACTCGTACTGCAATCATAGCATCCAACGTAACGCCATATAAGGAGGTTATAAAGCACGAAGAGACGGGCATCCTATGTAGTAGTCCAAAGGAATGGAAAGAGGCCGTAGAAAGCATGACACTAAGCAAAGCGCAGAGACTTGGAAATAATCTGTACGAGTACTGTAAAGAGCACTACGATTTGTCCACCATAAATAAACTACGATTGGAAGGACTGTCATGAAAAACCTAACCATACCGTCATACCTAAAGCATTACGCAAATGACCTCACCCTCATGCGCATTGAGGCTAACCGTCAACGATACGAGGGCACACACAAACAGCGCACGGGAACAAAAAAGTCTGTGCTGCTTGGCGAAGTATCGAGAGAATACTACACAGAATACATAGGGATACTTGGCGAGTTACTGATGCGACATTACTTTGAAATCACACCACAGGTTGTGCGCTACACAGTCTCAACGCTGTTAAAGGAAACCAAAAGTGTAACCGATGACCCAGACATCATAGTTGAAGCGACAGACAAGAACTATGGACTTAGTATCAAGACTTGTGAGAAAACATTCAAGGCAAACAAGCCAGCCATGGACAAGGAGGAGTCAGATCTGGTACTCTTCATCTTGTTTACATCACCCGAGGATTACATATTCGCCGATTTCACACCGGCAGAAGTAAGGGAGTGGAACGTAAAGCACGCTTACTCACCCTATTACGAATTGAAACCCTAATCGTTTCGTTTCGTACCTTCACGGCTCCCATAATTTCGTGGGCTACAACCTATTTTTTTATCAATCACTATGGAAGACTTCGACAAATTCGTAGCGGAACTTGAGTCCGCTGAACAGCCAACCTGTAACATCTCTAACCCAGAAGATTGCGAGGCTTGCGGTTCCTAATTAGAGTGGTCTATTCACTCTTAGGAAGTAAAGAAGTAGTAGAAGAATCAACAGAACGTAAAAGGAAAACTTGTACACCTTGTTGTACCACCTGTCGCTGTCCTTCATAACGACGGACGGGACAGGTACTTCTACGATTTGAACGATAGTGTCGGATTCACATACAGCATCGACCATGATAGTATCATATGATCGTACTACCTGGACTTTGAGTTTGTCCTTCTGAACTACTACCGTGTCTTGTGTACGTGTTATCACCGTGTCCGTCAAAGTAACAGGTGGAGTCACAATCGTATCCACAATAGCAATCGTGTCTGTCTTCAGTAGTGTCGGGTCCTTCTTTACTGCACGCTTGAGATGCCATTGAGCGCTGCAAGAACTCAATAAGACTATTGTAATTAACCCGACCAGCCATCTCATTATCTTGATTTTAGAATTTCGTTTTCCTTTTCCAGGAACTCTACCTTGACTCGGAGCGCATGAACCTCTGCGGTTAGTTCTAAGATGGAGCCACGCATCTTCTCTTTCTCTTCGGCGCTGTGGGCCAATAGTTCCTCAAGGTTTCTTACACGTGCCTTCAAGTCGTCACGGTAAAGAGTAGTATCATTGTTGGCCTCAGCGCCTTTGCGTTCTTCTGCTTTCATCTTCATTCGGTTGGTATAAAACTGGAACGCTGCACCACTACCTAATACAGTAACAACTGTTATCGCTATTTGGATCCAAGACTCCATTATCTTTCTCTGGTTTTTCTGTGTAAATATTCTGCGTTCAGTCTACGAACCACACCCCATGCGCTAAAGGCGAGAACAAACCAGCCCCAGTGTGTGGGTGATACAAAGATAGTACCTTCTACCGTGTATATTAGGAACGTAGATATGTAGGCGCTCATGCTTAGAACGGCTGCCCTCATTCTACAATGCAAGTCCTCGGTAGAAATGCAGTACAATTGAAATATACCAAATCCAACACACACTAAATTGTATATCGGCATCCATCCTATCTCCATAACAGTTACCAAAGGAGAAAGAATAATCAAACATACCGCAAGAGTAATCTCTGTAGGCTGACTATCGCTATACAGATAGATGTGACGTATTTTGGATGCTAACAACTTTATGCGCTGTATCTGTTTCACTTCTTTGCAAATTTTTCAAGCCCTGCTATTCCAAAACTGCCGAGCGTCACGATAAGAAAAGAGTTGTAGACAAAATCGTTGATAGGTAGGTGACTTCCAAAGAACCCTGTGACCACATCCACCACCATTACGATAACCATAATGGCAAAGGA